GTCGGCTCCATGGGAGAATTAAAACTCCCAAACCCGCTAAGTAGACCTTATGAGAAGGCTACTTCGTCTACTTTATAGCCTGAAACACTTCCTCGGGGGATTACTCCAGAGGAAGGCAGACCATAAAGAGCAGAAGCGAGGATAACACCACTGCGAAAATGATGCCAGGGCACGGGTCGGGAGACGGGTCGAAAGACACGTATCCAACCAATGCCGTTAGCATCCCAACGACGAGTGTAGTTATCATCGTGAATTACGAGGTCCCCAAGTTCATGAGGACCGCGTAACCGGCGGATAACAACTGGCAAAGCATCCAGACACCGCAACCAAGCAGTGAAAGGAGTGCTAGAACGAAAATCACGGTCAGGGTCTGAAGAGCCCAACCGACGAAGTCCGTTTGCCAATGTGATCCACTCTGACGGTTGTGAGGGGGGCGCACTGAGATTGAATCCTCTTACGAGTTTTCCATCGAAGTAATCCCCACCACAACTCTCGCGAAATCGTCCCGTAAGGAACGTCTTCCGTTTGTTGGGCTCAAAGCCACAATAACGAAGGATCGCGAGAACATCAAGAGCTGAAGAGCTTGGAACGATGATATCATCGCCAAATACCGAAAAGTCAGTACCGAACTCTCCACTATCACAGGCAAACGCCAGTGACGCGAAGATCAAGGTTTCTAACTCGAAGGTATAACCGTTGCCCATTGAGGAAAACTTATTAAGTTTTACCCATCTACCTTCAACGAAGGTAAAAGGAGAGCGTAGGTCACTCATCAAACCGTACCAAGAATCGGGAAGAAGAAACTTCACTAGATTCAAGGCAACAGTATCGCTTGCTGCGGTCAGATCTATGGTGGCGTGACTCCCATGCAGGGAGGCGCGTTGAGCCCATAGACGATGGGAATCTTGTGCATAGAGGAGGTTCACACCCGCTCGTTTGCACCGATCCTTCAACAAATCTCCTACAGCAAGCTGTAGATAGATGTTGATAGAAGGTTCAATACAGATTCCCCGATCCTTAAGACTATCTTTAGGAACCGTTGTGAAACGATTTCCGCGGATGATATTAAGGTAATCCTGACCAGACCGACGTGACACTCCATAGCGGAACCAGGCAGAGCCTGAGATCATATGGATATAAGGACTTACGTCCGATGTCATGTCAGGGCGAGACGTCATTTTATCAGGTATCGTCGTATG